AAAGCTTTAAACAGCGATCCACAAAAAGCTCGTATTGCTGGTTATGGCGGGCAAATGATAGACGACGCAATCAAAGAATACAAACCAGACCTCTATCTCGGTGTTGAGGATATTTGGGCTTTCACGGACTACTGGAAAAAGCCTTGGTGGGACAAAATCAATAACATGATTTGGACTACTCTAGATAGTCAACCTATATTGCCCCAGGCAGTAGAGGCCGCCCCCAAAACAAAACATTTTTATAGCTGGGCTTCTTTCGCTGAAAGAGACTTAAAAGCAATGGGGCATGATAACGTCGGCACTCTGCATGGAAGCGTAGAAGCGGAAGACTTCTACAGCCTTACGAAAGAAAGAAAAAAAGAGTTAAGAAAAAAGTTCAACCTTTCTGATGAGTTTATAGTTGGGTTTGTTTTTAGGAATCAACTTCGAAAGAGTGTCCCTAATCTAATGGAGGGCTTCAAAATATTTAAAAAAGAATGCCCAAATGCCAAATTACTTCTTCATACACATTGGTCTGAAGGTTGGGATATACCAAGACTTATTGAAGAAAAGAGCCTAAATAAAGAAGATATTTTGACTACTTATTATTGCTCTGATTGCGGCGAATACGAAGTTCGCCCATTTACAGGTCAAGAACAAAAGTGTCGTTTTTGTGGTTCAGAAAAATCTTTAAATACGACTAATATAAAAGCAGGGGTCGACGAAGAGCAGCTCAACGAAATTTATAATCTTATGGATGTTTACTGTCACCCATTCACAAGTGGTGGTATGGAAATACCAATCTTCGAAGCTAAAATGACCGAGCTAATTACTTTAGTAACAAATTATTCTTGCGGAGAAGATTCATGTACGACGGAATCGGGTAGTTTTCCCCTTGATTGGTCAGAATACAGAGAACCAGGAACTCAATTTATTAAAGCCTCTACCTATCCATCCAGCATTGCTAAACAATTAAAAAAAGTTTGGCAAATGAATAAAGAAAAAGTGGCTCAGATGGGCAGAAGAGCCCGACAATGGACTATTGATAATTATTCTACAGAATCTGTAGGCAAAAAACTTGAATCAATTATAGACGCCATGCCAGATATTGATTATGATTTTGATTGGGGAAACGGACAAAAGAAAACCACAAACCTAGAGGACTTGTTAGATGATGGGGATAGGATCGCAGTTGTCATGCCAGCGTCCGCCATAGATGTTTTATCCATAAATTCTCTTATTGACAACCTCAACAGCCTTTATCCATCCCATGATATCTATGTGTTCACAGCGCCAAAATTCTTTGATTACATCGAAGATCATCCATTAGTACATAAAGTCTTGCCTTATTCAGAAGAGATAGATAATTTACATCTCTTAGAGGGTTCGGGAAATCACAAAGGATTTTTCGATATAGCATTTCTGCCTCATTACGGCACCCAACGCTTTCACAACTACCATCACAATGGTATAGATAAAACACAGTTCGAATTATATAAAAATTAATAAAACAATATGAGTAGCTTAGTTGAAGTTTATGCAAAAGATTTAGGAGTCAAGGTTGGCAAGCCCACCATTACTGAACACTTTTACCCCAATGCAACAGAGAACTATATCTGCTTTGATTTTAACTCGCACAATAAATCGGAAAGTTATAATTATTGGGACATTGTCTGGTCTCTTATTCAGCCTTATCTAAAAAGTTGCAATATTTCCTTGATTGAAATTCCAAAAATACAAGCAAAACAAAAAAACTTTTTTATTAAAAATTCTTTGCTGTATATTGGTTTGGCAAACCACAACACAATTATTGCTGATCATTACAAAATTCCGTCAGTTTCTCTATTGACAAATATTTATGAAAGTAATTTTAATCCTCTTTCTGTAGGTAAAATTATTACACCAGACTTTTCTACTTCAAAGCCCTCTTTTAATGAAGATTGTCAAAGAATTAATGAAATCAAACCAGAGGTGATCGCTCAAGCAATCCTTGATCAATTGCATATTAAACAAAAAATAAAATTTAAAACAATTAGAATTGGAAAAACTTTTCATAATGATGTGGTGGAAATAGTTCCAAATTTTTCAGGCATATCCGAACAATTAAAAGACAAGCCAATTAATGTTCGAGGAGATCTTCATTGGAATTTAGAAAATATAATAGACTGGTGTCAGTTTAGTTATGTCAATCTTTATATCACTTCGGCTTTTGACGTCGATCTATTAAAGTACATGCCAAAACTCAAACAAATTATATTCAAATACCAAGACTCAGAAAATACAGACAAATCTAAATTTTTTAAAGAATTAAAAAAGCGGAAGATAAATTTAATTATTCAGGTTCAAAAAGATATTGATATAAATGAAGTAAGATTGAAGTACTTTGACTACAATGTTATAGAGGAAGAAAGGCCCAAGGAAGAAATTAAAGCCCCTATGTTTTTTTCTAAAAAACGTTTCGCTATTGATGGCAAATCATTTAAGTCGGAATCTTCTGCAAAAAGACTTGACAACTCTAATAATTTTGTATATGATGAAGCCTCATCTAAAGAATTAGAAAGCTTATACCTATATGAAGAAGAATAAATTATACGGCCCAGACCTATGGGCTCGCAATGAACATGGACTTTTACAGTCTGTTGAATATGAATTTAATGAAGACGGCTCGGTTAACTGGCGAGCTATGATTAGCCCAGAACACTTATACCCCAACAAGGATCATTTTGAAATGCGTAAGATGCCAGTCCCAGATTCTATTGAAGGGCTTGAGGATAATCAGCTCCTAATCAAGCTCGGCGGAATCAAAGAGCTCGCGAAACTTCGCGGGTTTCATAATGTAACTTATGATATCACAGAGTCTTCGGATAGTCGCGTTGTTGTTCAATGTATGATAAATTGGATAGAAAATTACGAAGGTGCTTATGGTCATACTCAAACTTTCACTTCTATAGCTAACGCAACAACACATAACACAAATGGATTTGCTGCTAAGTTTTTAGAATGTATTGCGGAAAATCGCGCATTTGTTCGCACTGTTCGCAACTTTCTGGGTATACATATCGTCGGAGCTGACGAGATTGACTCTTCAAAGAATAAGTCCCCCATAGTGACTCCTCCCTCCCATACTTCTGGAGCTAAGGATATTAGCCCACAAGGCATCTTGAAAGAGAAAGCGGGTATAGACTTTAGTTCCTTCTTGTCTAAACTGCGTACACTTTATACAGACGGTGAGTATGAAAACGACCCAGAGGTTATAAAGACTTGGAAAAGCTACAAGGATATTCCAGCTAAGGAATGTAGAAAACTTCTCAAACTTGTGTAATATATAGATATGTCAAAACATGATAAGTTCTCCACACATAATATGCTCAAAGAAAAAGTCTTTGTAAGCAACGAGAATGTCAAAATATCAAAAGAAGAAATTAATTTTATTAAGGAGGTTTTATTAGAATCTTCTATCGAACAAGATGGTTTTGTTGTATCAGAAATTGTAAATTCTTTAAAACTAATCGATCAAAATATTGAGTGTGATTCTTATTCTTTTGTTTTCGATAAAAAATTATTTGTTTTAAAAATTAACGAAGACGACCCAGATTCTGTTTTGAAAAAAGAGTATAACAATCTAAAATTGTTTGACGGTAAAAAAATCTCTCCAATACCCTCTTTTTTCGAGCAGGTGCAGTATTCAGACACGGAAGTAAATGTATTAGTTGTCACGCTAGAGTTAAGTCGATCCCTTTTTGATATTTCACAAAGAGAGTTTTTTCAACTATTGGATCCTCTAGCCATGAATCTTTCCTTTGCTCATGAGATTACACAAGGGTCTAGGGATAACGAGGTAGATATATTTTTAAAAGCTTTTATAGAAGATAATGATTTTGAAAAAATTGTTCCAGACGATATCTTAGAAAGATTTAGAACAAAAATACCGAACTATAGTAAATATGTAGAGTTTTTGGCTTTAATCAAGAGTCAAGTCCAGGAGGAGATCAAAGATCTTGAACAAAGCAATTTTAGTCTATGCCATACAAATTTAACAAAATCTAAAATTTTAGTTAAAGATAGTTTTTTCAAATTTATCAACTTTCACCAATCTTTTGTTTTAGATCCATTTTTTGATTTAGCTTTCTTATGTCTTTCTACTGGTCTTTGTGAATCAAAGAGCTCTGAAAAAACCTTTTTAGAAAAATATTTTGAACATCACAGACTGCTGGATCTAAATATAGAAGAGGCCCAAGAAAAATTAAATAAATTTAAAAAAGTTTGTTTTAAAATTGCATTATCTAGAATATCAAGCGAACTTATTTTTGAGCTATCAACCCATCAAAACAAAAGACCCAACAGGGTTTTAAAGTTGATTAAGAGGTACGAATACATAAGACCTTTAGTTGAAGAAACGTTTCCCGAGCACGCGGACATAATAGACGATTTCTTTTACCTGTTTACGTAGTTATTTATAAAACTTTTCAATTTCTAAATTAACTTGATCTATTGATATGCCCGAAGGGTTAGTTAGATTAAGGGAAAAGGTTTGATTGCCATAATTTTGCCAAATAGATTTTCTCTTCTTGTAAGAAGTTTTTGTTTCACTAGTTTCTGAGGAGCTTAAATCCAAACTCAGGACATCATTAATGTCTAAGCTCCTTTGGGCACCAGATCCGCTGTAAGAGTAGGAAGAGTCTAATATGACGTTATACCCTAATTCTCTACCATCCGAGTCAAATTCGCTAAAATTGTAGCTCTGAGAGCCATTAGAGTAATATTGTCCAGATAAATTGCCATCAAACTGAGCAAAATACACTGAAACCAAAGATTGATTAAGTTGTTGGGTGATTTGAGAAAAAGGCACTTGCAGGGAAGCGGGCTCTTCTTCTGCCTTAGTTATGGAACCAGTCACCGTGTCAGACCACTTGCCCGTTCCTATAATATCATGAGCCAAAAATTTATAAGTAACGTCGTTGTATGTTTTTATTTCAGAATATTGAACTGGTAGTATAATTTTTTCTTTATGAGATAAGAGGTTCTCTGTTTTTAGTTTTTTGAAAGTTTGCCCGTCATATGACGAATAAACATCTACCTTCTTGGAATCCAAGCTGCCTTCTAGATTTAAATTAAATACGACTTTGTCCGTGAACTCTTCAATTGATTCGCAGTTTAAACTAGGAGGATTGTTTTTTACTGAATACATGCAAGTGTCTTTAAGCTGATTGCTTGTGTTATATAAATAAAATCCTAAAGTATAAAATCTTTGATCGTCTAAAACTTCTTGTTTTCTTAATTGACTTAAATTAAATTTTGAAGATCTCCACCTTCCAACTAAATCTTCCACATATTGATCATCTTTATCAAATAATTTAATATTTAAGTAAGGTGATTGGGGCGAGTTAAAAGAAATAACTCTATCGTCATCAGACCTCATGGGTATGGTAAAAATATCATTTTCTGTAATGGACTCTCCTGTTTTGTATTTGATAGAATCATTTGTAATCCCTGATTGGTTGATTTCTTTACCTAATAAAATATTTCCAAAAGAAATATCTGTGCAAAAATCAGAGGAGTCAACAGTAAAACTTTTCGAGGGCGAATCAACTGACTCTGGATTTCTCATAGATGTCACAATTACATCATATAAGCCTACTTGAGCAATATTATGAAACTCAAAGTTTGTTATTGGAGACGCTAACCTGGAGTCCTTTAAAAATTCTTTGTATGTGTAAGACCCATTTGGATATGTTAAAGACACCCTGTATTTAGTCTCTGATCCATTTGGGTTTCCATAAATAGCGCCAGTTAAATATAAATTACCATCTTGCGATACGATGCCAGTCGAAAAGCTGTCTGGGGGAGTTGGTCTACTTATTGTATTATTAGGTAGCCCAATATTATAGCCTTCTTCAATATCTTGATAGTCTTCTAAGTCAACTGCATCAAATTTTTCTTTGTTATACTGTAAACCATTTATAGCATACGTATTATCCTCTTGTTGCTTTATAGTAACGACTTTATAAAATTCTCCGACACCATTATTTAATTCTAGATTAAACGGCGACCCATTTTTAATTTTGTCTCCATATAGCTCAGCACTTTTATCTATTTTTAAATCTAATTTAATGGACGCGGAGTTGTTAGTTAGAGATATACCAGTAATTTCGCTTTTAAATACAAATTTTTCATATGCACTGCCTATTTTATCTAAAGGCAAATGTCCAGAATATATATCCCCATCCTCTCCAAAGCTATAATCTTGATCAAATTTTGCAATATCATAAAGAGTTTTTATTTCTGTTTGTCCTGTATTTTTGTATAAGTAAATAGCACTATCTTGACCAGTTTTAATATTTCCTGTATTTAAAGAATTTTCTATCTCTACATAAAACTCATCTCGAGAATAACTAGAATTAAGAATTTTACCATAATTTATCTCAAAGTTTTTCAATTCATCATCGACTCTTATTATATCGCCAGGAGCTAAAATCAAAGCTTGATGGTCAGTTACAAATTCGACAGTTTCTGTTTCTAGTTTATTACTCAATAAAATATATTTACCCAATCTTCTTGCTTGCGATCTTGAGGTAGCTCCAATGCCATTTTGAGTATTTGTTATTAGACCATAGTTTCTAATTCTATCTTCGTCCTCGACATACTCCTTTTTAATTTTATAAAAATCATTTTTATCCGCATAGAACACCTCTACTCTAGTAAATCTAGATTGCTTTAAAACATCTCCGTAACCAAACACTCCATCTAAGACATTTGAATTATTAAAGATGGCCATTTCGTCCTTTGGCCTGTCTATTGAAAAATTAAATGATCCCCCACCCCAGTAAGTAACGCACCTAAAAATAGAGGCCATGTTTCCAATAACACTAAATGCATTTTGTTTTTCGCTCAAAAGTATATTGCAAGAAAATCGTGGCTCAAGGCCGCCTCTGTCGTCAGAGACACCATCAAAACAACCATCTTCATCAACTCCATCGCAATATCTAGCTATTTCATAAAGTTCAAAAATGTCTATGTCTTCTAAGTCGTCTATTTGATTTCTGATTCCATAAACAGGATTCACCATTAAATCGTATAATATCCAAGCGGGATTATCAGACCAAGCATATTTAAATGTGCCGTCCCATTCTCCGACATAAACTTGTGCTTTGTTTTTTCCGAATTGAAAGGTTGTGTCTTCTACAGTAGATGAACTTCCTATAATATCTCCATGAGCGCCATTGAATTTATCTTTAAATGCGCTACCCAATCTTTCGGTAGATATTACAGTCCCATCAAAAAAATGTAGCAGCTGATTATTCTTTTTAATTTTGAGGTCTGCAATTTGGGTTTCATTTACCAATCTTGACGACTCGTTAGTGTCTGCTCCCACAAGAAAACTTTTGTCACTAGTGGGATCATAAACAAAACTTGGCCTAGACATTAAGTTATTTGCAGAACCAACAACAGATCCGCCTACAGATACCGATAAACTAACAAGAGTACCCACAGACTTAAAAGAAACTTCAAAAACATCAGAGGCTGAGTATGCTGAAATATCAACGCCGACATCAGTAAAAGAACTAGTACCATTACTATTCACGGCAAGCATATATATATGAGACGATTTTTGATATATAGCCACTCTGCCAGGCGTATTACTATTTGCTCCATCTACATCAATAAGATACTGAGATGAAGCGCTTGTAACAATTGATCCAAATTTAACCTTTAAAGATATTTCATAATTATCGGTCCCCACTTCTATTTTTTCAGGAATTTTTATATGAGTAGACCCATTAAATTGAAAAATATCTCTACTCCCGTATTGTTTAGAACTTTCTATGAATCTTTTGTCTCTTCCATCCGCTTTGAGGGGAACATAGTTGGAGGGTATTAATATTTTCTTTAATTTTGCGTCGTAAGTTCTCATAGGGGGTTGAGAAAAACTTCGGGCATCTAATGATGTTCCGACAACAGACGAGAATGGGTAATTAAATTTTGAGTCTATTATTTCTGTAACTGCATAAAGAGAGCACTCTCTCTGTATGAGAGCAGATTCTGTTTCGAAACTAGTTTTTGAAATTTTTATTTGTCTTTTGACGTCTACCCATGAATCGTTCGGGTATAAAATTTGATCTTGATTTAAACCAAAATCACTTATCATCTGTTGCGTTATCCCATCGATATCAGAAATTTTTAAATTTTTTAGTTGTCTGCTTTTAGGTAAACTTATTTCGTCATAAGGGGCATTTATATATCCGCCTTCGACTATTCCTTGATAACCCGCCCCGATTACTGATGTAAAACTATTATTATTTAAAATAATAAATTTAGGATCTATACCCCTTGCCAAAAGAGATTCTAGACTTTCTCCAATATAATTGCCTTCGAAACCAATTTCAAATTCAAAAGTTATACCAGCAAATTCGGTTCTGCCTAATTGAGCATCAACTGATTGCTCGGTATCCCTTAACAAGGAAATATTTAAAATAGGAGAAACATAATCAACTTCGTTTTGATGAATTATATGAGTATAACCATATCCTTCGTGCTCTTGCGATATGTTATCATTCCAAGCTGCAAAATCTGCTCCATATGTTCCGTCTTGTCTATAATCTTTGTTGCCAGCGCCAGCCTTAAGTATAGTTCTAGAATTACCAAATTGATCAGTAATAGTTCTGGGGCTTACAGCGGCAGTATTGGAGACAACGCTTAGATCAAATGGTCCTAATAATTTTTGTTGAACTGGGTAGTCTCTAATTATCTTTTGAAAATTGTTTAGAGGCTTTTGAAATTCATCTCCTTTAGTGTGCTCTATTTTTATTTTATTAAAATTAAATCTTAAGTTATTATCTATATCTACTGCAAAATTTATTTTTTTTCCTATTGTTTCTCCTCTGGCTGGGCTCGCTTGTCTATCTGACACATTCAAATATTCAACAAATGAGTTTCCCGTACCGATCACATCGTATCCGTTATCTCTGCCATTTTCTATTGCCGCAGTATCACTAGCTTCGGTAATAAACTTTCCAGTTAAAAACTCTCCTGCAGCACCAGTAGCATTTTCATCACCTATAAAAAAGAACATTATGCCTCCGCCAACAAAATTGTCCACTTCGTAGAAATCAAAAACAGAATCTGTTCCAGCAAATATGTCTGTAGTATCAAAGCTGGGAGCAAAAGCAAATATGTTTTCTGGTAGTTTTATTATTTGCTCTCCGTTGTCTACTTTCACACATCTTTCGTGAGTCCCGTCACCGACAAAAAATTTCGGACTAATTGGGCTTTTTGAATTAGAGAACATCCGACTATTTGCGTCAGTTAGAACTCCATCTAAATTAAATTGAATAATCCCTAGTTGATTTGTCAAAGATTCATATTCGTCAAAATTAGAAAACAACTCAGAAAATTCGTTCGTTAAGTTATCAATGCCAGACCGCGCTATTGTCGCTAAACCCTGAGAGGTATCGGTGCCAGCTATAAAACCTGATAGGTTTGATTTAATATTGGTTAATGCTGTTTCTATAGAAGATAGGGACGCTCTGTCTACTAACTGTATATCTGAAGAGCCAAAAGGGGCTACTTTAACTGTTCTTGATGTATTTTCTTTTACAGGGGTCTCGTTAAAGTAAACAGCTCCGAAAATATCTACCCCTTCCGCTCTCCTGCCGTCGCTCAGGCAAAGTCCCTCAATCGGACCTTCAGATAAGATATCAAGAGATTTAATAGTTGCGGAGCTTCTGTATACATCGGTTCTTTCTGGAGGCACAAGATAGACGTTTTCGGCGTTTCCGCCAGACTTGCCCTTACCCTTAATAGCACTGTTTTTTAATTTATTTTTTAAAACTTTCATACTCCCATCAACCTTAATAGATTACACTAGTTTTTTAATCTTTAGATCGAAACCCTCAAATAAACCACTTTCACCAGAAACTCTCACATTGTGGTATTCTTCTGATAAGTTCATGATTTTTTTACTAGATAAAAAACCTTCATTTTGAAATTTTATAGAAATAGCACTACTTTTCGTATTAGAAACTAATTCAAGATTTAAAGATGCCGATTGGCCACTCAACAACGAACTTGAAAATTCCACCAGGCAATCTTGTCCATTTCCGTAAAAACCGCTTTGATTATTTGATGATTCGTAGCTGGAGAAGTCATTAGATATTACATCCTCTGAATAAATCGAGTAAATTCCGATTATACTATTATTATACTTTTGAAATAATGATTCTTTTTCTGGAATGAAACCTTCACAATTTAAGGCTTGACCAGTTCCATAAAAATCTCTTGGGACAAAATTGAAGTCTATCTTTTGCTCTTTAGGTAACTTTGATATTTCAAAATCTTGAAGCCTAAAGGTTTGCAGTCTGCTTTGATTCTCTATCGCAAATGTTTTGATAGTGTTTTCTCCAGTTATCATATCTATGGATATGAGTTTTTCGCTTTCCTCTACTTCGGCAACGATACCAGCAGTAAGACCATCGCTTACAAAATTAACGTTTGTTATTTTCGGAGCTTCATCTTTTAGAATCTTTGATTTTTCTGAAATGACTGTTCCGTTGTAGGTTAATTGTGCTTTTATTTCCCTTTCTCTTGATGAAGAATTTGCTAACTCTTTGATTTGTTGAAAAGAAATCTCAAAATCGGTCATTTTAGAATTCTCAACATAAGTTTTGCCTTCAATAATTAGATTAATTCTGCAATTAGAATCAAATAAGTTTAAGTTATCCCCATACACGTTTCTTGTTCTTATTTTTACATTTAATAAATCTTGATTGACCAATAAGTCTATATCATTTATAAAAGGATAAGTGCTTACTTTATCTTTCGTTTTGGATATTACAAATTCTTTATTAATAAATGTGCTGGACTCTGGATTTCTTAAGGATTTTACATTTAGTTCATAATTTCCAACGGCAGCCAAATTATAAAAACCAAAATTAGTTAAAGGCTCATTTAAAGATGACAAAGTATTAGTGTTTTTTTCAATTTCTTTTTCTAAAACCCTTCCATTAGGATATAACAAAGATAATCTGTATTCGGTTTCCGATCCGTTGGGCTCTCCAGTAATCATTCCAGTCAAGAATGGCGACCCAGCGTCGTCTAGACCAGTTATAAACCCCACACCAGAAGGTTCTGGCGGTCTAATAACTTCATTATTTGGTAATCCTATGTTAAATTCAGGTTCTTCTGGCTCAATCATACTCGAAAAAGTGTCTATTGCATCGAATTTGTCAGAAAAATATTCCTTCGCTTCCACCTCATATAAATTTTGTTCTTTTTCTAAAATGTTAAGTACTCTATATTCTTTATACCCGTCTCCTGTTGGTGCTAAAGGTCTAACCATAGGGTTATTCACAAAAAGCTCTTTTATACTTTTTGAATTTTCTATATCTTTTTTAATAAAAAGATTGATATAATTTCCGCTAGTTTCAAAGCCAGTCACAGTTAGATAATTTGATGCGGTATTAGCCTCTTCTTTTATTTTTGAAGAAAAGTTTTTAAACTGAGTCTCTTTGTAAAGTTCACTCACATCTCCAGGAAATAGGTTAGTAATTTCTAAATTATTTTCTATAGAAGTATCTATGTTGAAAGTATCATTGTAAAGAAACGAGTCGTGGTTTTTTAAAGTAATGCTATTTTTGAGAAAAGAATAAGCTGTAGATGGTGTATAACCCCTCTGGTAGTAATCGGCGACATAATCTTGTTTATAAACGAATTGTTTTCTCCAATTGTGATGCTGGCTCCATTCTTTTTTATCCGAAGATTCTTCAAATTGCAAAGATTCAAAAGGATAACTGCCTGGTACAGAATCATCGTGATAAGTGTTGCTAAAAATTAAAGTGTTTCCATTTTGCAAAAATTCCAATGACATTTTTTCGACGCTGTTGTTCCCAACCTTTTTTATAAAATTGGTACCTTCGCTCCAGTTTTCCCTAAAAAATCTACCCGTATAACTTATAGGATATATTATAAAATTATTTGGTTTATTGCCGATCACCTCATATTGATGGAGTACGTAAGGAACGTCAAATTTGTCAAGCTTCAATCTAATTTGAGAGTCTCTTTGATTTGTGCCTTGTACAAAAACGTCAGCCCAATCGCTTTCTAGGCCTACATTAGTCCCAGTTAACTCTTTATATCTAATCTGCCATCTTGAACCGTATGAGTCTTCTACACTTTGAGTATAAATAAAAGCTGGTTTTCCATCACTAGTAAGTCGCATATCAAACCTTCGTATTTGTTCATTTGTGTATTGTGTGTCTTCGGCAGCCACTACATGTCTGCTCCAAAGACTTGGATTTGTGTCATCAGATCCTCCTGGACAGTGATATAATAAGTATTCTCCAGTTTTTTGGTCTTCTACTGGTTCTGAATTTACAAAAGTTAAAATATATTTATCATTATTAGAATTAATTCTAATTATGCTCTTGTTTTGCTGATTTGATTCAGCAGCAGTTTCTGCTGGATCATTATATAAATTGTCTAATCGCGTAAATTGCCAATGTCCACTATTAGTAAAATCATTTCCAGTTAACTTAGAAAAAGTAAGCGCAAGCGGAATACTTGAGTCGTTGTATCGAGAATTCTCAACAATAGATAAGTATGGGTAATTATAAATATCAAAAGCCAAATTGCTTTCAAATTCAGTATCGGTAGTTTGATAAGAAGAAACTCCCTGATCAAGAAAAACTTTATCAAAACCGTCATCAGTCTTTTTAAATACGTCGCAGACGGAGTTTCCTTGAGTAAGAACGTGAGGAACTCCGTCGTTATCCAAACATAAATCATAGTGTATTAACGTATCATTTCTCGGGTTTGCTTCAACTGTATTTGTGACTTCAAAATCGTTTGTGTTGCTTTGATTAAAAGTTATTTCAGAAAATATAAATGACTTGGCGGTCGTGAAAGCACCACTTACGGTATTTGAAACCGCATATACTTTTTCAGTGTGTTCTATCTCGCTCACTTCATAGAATGCTTTTTGATTCTTAAAAGATTTTAATTCATCATTAATCCCTATAACATCTCCAGGGTTTAAAAATAAAGCTTTACCATCGGTAAGAAATTTTATTTTTTCTGTCTCGTATGATTTATTATATAAATAATGTTTTCCAAACCTTCTAGCTTGAGACCTAGTTGTGAAAGTAGTAAAATCTAATTTGGCCTCATTTTTTCCATTTTTTCTTATTAAATCTTCGTCCTCAATAAATTCAACTTTTTCTTTAAAAGCTTCATATTTATCTAAGTACGGGACTTTAATTACGCTAGCTCTAGATGATTTAGGTGCGTCTGAATAAGAAAAATTTCCATCCATAACATCGTAGTTATTAAAATACCAAGAGGGTTCTTTAGGCATATCTGCCCATATATTATACTTACCATCTTTGATATAAACTGCGCCGAAAAACATGTCACAAATCGACGATATAACTTCGAAAGCGTTAAAATCATTTTCCAAAAGAAAATTACAACTTAATCTTGGTTCCGTTCTTCCTCTTTCGTCGTAGATCGGTAAATAAAAACCATCATCATCAATAGAATCAAAATACTTAGCGACTTCAAAAAAGTTAAAAACATTTATATCTTTAAAATCGTCTAAAACGGTTCCCGCTCCATATATTGGATTAGTTAATAAGTCGTAAATAATCCAGGCTGGATTATCCGACCAAGCCTTTTTCATAACTCCAAACCAATTTTTAGTTTCAAGAACTCTTGTTGATTTTTGAAATTGTTTTATTGAAAATGTGCCCACTCTGTTTGGTAAAGAAAGGTGTCGATCTATCGCAACTGCGACATTTTTCCCATCAAAAGCTATATTTTCAAAATTCTGTTGAGTATTAAGTTCAAAGTCGTTAAACGGATTATATTTTTCAGTCACCCATTCATTTGTATGCGGACGCCTTTTAAAAACATAGATATGACCGTGAGTATTAGGGTCCGTAGTTTCTTCATCCGTTGAAGTTGTCACAACAACAGGTTCATTGTTTTCATCTAACTTTAAATTAGCGTATTCGGCAAAAAATCTTGCTTCACTATTAATTTTAGAATAAACATCTTTGGGCTGTCCATCTGCGTCTACTTGCTTAAGAATATCAGATTGAAATTGTTTTATAAATTCATATTTTTTGCCATTGTATCTAAATAAAATAATTACGCCTGTGTCGGCCCCGTCGAAGTATCTAAAGTTATTTCCGTCATAATTTAGTCCAGCCATCATTAACCAATCTCCATCGATTTTAATTCTAGGAGGCATCCCTGCGGCGCCGTAAATTTCAAGCGCGTAATCTGGCGCGAGAACAATTTCATCCAAACGCCATCCGTTTACTAAGTCTTTTTTATAAACGTAGACGGCGGATCTGTTGAAGTCAGTATGGAAATTGTTTCCGAAGCCTGGAGCAGCTCCAACTGCTGTCGAGACAGCAAGTACAATCTTATTTGGGCCTGCGGCTTGAATATAAGTTTTGGCCGATACTGAAGCGGCGCTTACTTTAAAACCTTCAAAAATACCTTCGAAAAACGGGAATGTATCTTCAAGTTCAAATAATCCCGAGTCGCCCACTTTATATATATTTATTTCTTTGCTGCCCGACCAATGCGCTGCAAATCTTTTTTGATTTGGGAAAAAAGACAATTGATCTATACGATCATACAGGTCGCTGCGATCATGGGTTTCATGATGAATAAATTGAAGCGGATACCAAAATCCATTGTCAGACATTTCAAAAATTGCTACGCCGTTTTTTGAGCTAGTGTTACTGGTTCCGAGTCGTTCCCGCGCCTTATGAGCCAAAAGTGAATCTTGTGCGTCAAGAATTTGCGAATCGCTATCGAAATCAATATTTTTGAGTGTCTGATCAGATAGTCTCACCGACTGTATACTCATATTTGTTGGGTGAACTGCCTGGGTGCTATAAGAAGGATTCGCTAAGGGTGGCCCCAAAAATGCATACTCAACAATCCCGTAAGTCATAACAATTCTCCTTTTTGTAATTTGCCTAACTTGAGCACTAAAGAATTTTATCCAAACATAATCTGTATCACTATTGTTTACTATGGTAGTTCCTTCATCCTCAACCCTGATACCATTATAATCTACTACTCTAAGAACTTGGTCAGGTAATAGCTGATTAGGATCTCTAACTGAACCTATTATTATTCCCGATGCGAAAGTCATCAAATTTCTATAATTTCCTGAGTTAGGAAGGGTACTATTAATGGAACATGTCAAGATGGCGGATTTTCTGGGACTAACTCTCAAGAATAAAGAGTGCGTACAAGAAGTTGGAAACCCACCGTATCCTGTACTTATTCGTATCAAACCAACCAAGCCGATTACAGTAGTAAATACTACGCGACTGTTACTATTAACACTACTGCTATTATTGTACGTACCACCATAATTTGAAACTATGTCAAAATCTGGTCCCTCCGCCATGCCTCTTAATGTGCCACACTCGGGGATGCCATCTCGAATCATTTGGAACGAGTTATCGTTGTTATGATCCATTCCTTGTGCCATATTTTTGTAAATAAAAATTTGCCCGCTTTCTCTGCCATGATTATACGATTCCCGCCCCCAAGCTGAATCCGATACAAATAACGATTTATCAAGAATTGCTAAAGATTGACCAAAGTTTTTATTATACCTGCCACCAGGTGTCTGTCGGCGTGAATGTTTATTAAATACTACGTTCGGGTCATAAAATAAAGTTTCAGATTCTCCATACAATATATTATCTTTTCTAAATCTCTTGTCTTCAATTAGGTGTTTTATGTTATAGGTTTCTGGAACCCAAACTTTTTTAAGTTTTGCATCATAAGTTCTAGTTGGTATATTGTCAAAATTTGTAGAATTTATTTTTGTAGCGACGAGGGCAGAACTCGGATAACTATACGTAGTATTGAACTGCTCGTTAATTGAGTCTAATACCACAGTTCTCTCTATAAGGGACGAACTCTGTTCGAACATATCTTTAGAAATTCTTACGTATTTAGGAAACCTTGATTTC